CGTGGTGCTTGCCATAGAGCCGCTTGCCTTGCTTGAAGTATGGCGGGTCTGCATACGCAAACTTCATACAACCTCCTCCATCGCATCAGTGATCTGACGATACGCCTCTTCGGTTGAGATTTCCGATGTGTCCACCGTAAGGTCTGCCCTGCTGTCTGTCCAGCCTCTTTCCGTAATGTCAGCGGCTCCGTACAGGTTGCCGCCCACCCTCTCGCGCCTGACCTCCTCCGAGGCTGTCAGCCGAACGATAAAGATGTCTGGGTCAATGGCGCGGAGGTACTGCACCTCGGCATCCAGCCGCACGTCATCCACCACGACGCCGAAGCCGATCCGCTTCAGCTCAAAGTAGTCCTTGCGCCAGACCCGCAACCAGAAGTGCGTGTCCACGCCTCGCATCGCCGCACCAATGTCTTGCAGCAGTTCTCTGCCGGTCAAGGTGCTGTCGCCAAAGTTGCGGCTCACGGTGATTGAATCGCTCTTGCCGAGGTCGTTGTACGCCATCGCAGCAATGTGCTTGATGGCATCCGCAATGCCGTGCCGCTGGTAGCCGCGATGCTCCACGAAGAGAGACGCGATGGTGGACTTGCCGCTGCCTTGCGGCCCAAGAATCGCCAACGACCTCACGGAAGCCTCATCGCTTCTACGACCGGCAGGAAGCCGACCACCTTGACAATCTCCTCCGTGTTCTCAAACTGGGTCGTCGCTGGCATCAGGCGAGGCTCCCAGTTCGGCTCCTTCACGCGGTACAGGTCCCAGGCAAAGATGCCCGCTGGCGTGCTGTTGATGTAGGCAGGTCGCGCTGACCGCTTCCCTGCCTCCTCGATGAGCCAGTCGTACTTCGCCTGCTCAATGAGCATCTCTGGGTAGTGCGTCTCTCGGCACTTCAACTCCAAGATGAAGTCCACTCGTGCAAAGGGAAGGCCGTACCACGCCGTGCAGTCCCAGTGGCTGAAGCCGTACTCCATCCGCTCAAGATGAGGCACGCTCGTGCTCTTCAGGTGATCTAGTAGCTCTTGCTCAGTCATCCTTGTCCTCCAAGAATCTCTCGCAAACTTGCTGGTCGTTTAGTAAGAGTCTCTCTCTTCTCTCTCTCTGCTCTCTCTCTGCTCTGCTCTATAGCGTGACCAAACCGTGACACAGGGTCTTTTTGAGCACGAGCGCGCTGTTGACGTTGAGCCGACGTCGGGTCGACCTGCCATCGAGACCAGTTCGAGACTGCCACGACACCGCCTCCAGACACGTCCAGCAAGCCCTCGGCAATGAGTCGAGGCACTGCCCGACCAAGCCTCGGCCCGATGATTGCGGCGAGGTGTGTTCGGTCGCGGAACTCGCCTCCCTTCCGCATCTCCTTCGCCACTTCAAGGATGGTGATAAACGCTCGGAACTGCGTGTCAGTCAAGCTGGCGATCACCGCATCTCGGTGCGCTCCTGCTGACCACTTGATCCATAGACTCATTTCGTCCTCCTCTCAGCCGTTAGAACGGCAACTCTTCAAGCGAATCCTCTGGCACGAGTTTGGGTGCTGGCTCCGCAGACTTCTTGGCGTTCAGGAACTTGGCGCTCGGCTTCTCTCGGCAATACGAGCCGTCTGGTGCCTTGTGACTCGCCGCCCAGAACGCTTGATACTCGCGCCCAGTTGTCTTGCTGATGCCTGCTGGCTTCAGCGTCCAGGACTCGCCGTGCGAGCAGCGGTCATCGTCCACGCCCGCCGCAAACAGGATCGCCGCCTTCGCCGCGATGATGTCGTCGTCAGATGCCCTCGTAGAATCAACGGAGAGTGCCCTCACAGGCTCGTAGGGACGCGCTGCTGCCTTAGGTGGCACTTGGATACCCTTTTCTGGCGAATAGAGGCTCCTGCCCACCCCAACCTGAGCAGCGCACCTGCGGAGCGCGTCAGAAGCTGCGGACTTGAGCGGCTCGTCATCCTGAGCAGAGTTCGGGTAGCCGAAGTCCTGCCGGATCGTCGTCTTACCCTCGACTACCAGTGCCAGCGAGCCGTGAACCACGCCACGGATCGGGTCGGCCACCTTGACCTCAAACTGCCAGCCCTCAATGCCGAGCACGTCATCCAGCCGCTGAGCGACTGCACGAGCGTCTGCGTAGGTGAAGGTCATCCCAGCGCGTCCAGGACGATGCTTCAGGTCTTTCTCCTCGAATGGTGCTGCTAGTGCTGCTGCGATCTTGCTCACTTGTCCACCTCCTCTGTTCTAAACCTGAACACTCGTGCGCCTGCTTTCTCTTGGGTGAGGCGCTTGACCGCTTCGGCGTAGGTGTCTGGCGCGACTGCCTGCAGGGTCTCTGCAACTTTCTCCCAGTCCGTCTTGACCGACGCCTTGTTCTGCTTCCAGGTGGCTGACCACCCTTGACCAACGATGCCGACCTTCTCGCCGATGGACTCCTTGAGACCGATGGCGAGGTTCTGAAGTTCTTGGTCCAGCAACTTTGACTCGTACTGCTTCTCGGCGTAAAGCCCAGCCAGCCGGTCAAGCGAGGTGTCAGCCTGCGCGTAGTCCTCGCTCGTCTGCGGTACGACCTGCGCCAGCGCGTCGCTGTCCTCGCCCTGCAAGGTCGGCGGCGTCTGGGTTGCAAGTGCGTTTCGGAACTCCACTGCCTTTGCGTAGAGCTGCGTCTGATAGTTCACGTCAGCCTCAACCCGCTCGATGCGGAAGACGAGACCGCCGAGCAGCACCGCGATGTCGCACCACGGCGCGGCCGTCACGAACATCTGCCACTGCACCTGAGCCACCACCTCTGGCGGGACTGGGTGCAGGCTCCAGCGCGGTGAGGTGCTGGTCTTGATCTCCACCAAGCCGTCCTCGCCGACGATGGTGCGGTCGAGCGATGCCATTGCCCACGGCATCTCCTTCAGCCGGACAATGCCGTTGCTGCGGCGCAACTCGCGGCCAGTCTCCATCTCGTAGAACTCTGCGACCGTGTTCTCCAGCAGGATGCCGCGCACTGCTGCTGGTCCCACTGGGTCAGGCTGATACTTCCCTAGCTTCTCCGCCCAAAGCTGAAAGGGAGTTTTATAGGGGTTCAGCCCCGCGATCACCGAGACGTCGGTCGCGGTGATGCCGTCAGCTCTAAGTGCGAACCACTCAGGACTGCGCTGCTCTGCCTTGACAAACTCGTATTGCTTGCTCACTTGCCCTCCTCCCGCCAGCGGCGGTCTACTTCTACGATTCTCCTGCCAATCCACTCAGCAACTGGAGCGACCACGCCGTTGCCGCAGCATCGGTAGCGGTGTGAGTCCAGCCCGACTGGGAGCAGATCATCCTCGTCCTCTGTGCCATCTACGATGGCAAGATTCTCGCTGCCCCCACCGATGTCTCCCCCTGCTGCGCGTAGTGATGCCGCTAAGTCGTCATCAACGTATTGGGCAAATGATCCGATCCTGACGCCTTTCGCTGCCACGCCTTGCTGATTGTCCAGCCGTCTGGCCAGCCCATCAGCCGCTCGCACTCCGTCGGAGTCAGGCGACGGACTGACGATGAGCGGCTCGTCAATGGTGCTATTGACTCCTTTGCTGAAGCGTCGGGTGATTGCGCCAGCGACTCCAGAGCCGTCTGGAGCGCCGCTGGCAGCACCTTGCCTCTGCGGTTGGCTCGGCGAAGGATGCCGCTCGCAGCCCTCGCACTCAAGGAGAACCTCGCCGGCGCGGTCGGATTCAAGACTTGCGACAAGGAACACTCGGCGGCGTCGCTGGGGGACTCCGAAGTAGCGAGCGTCCAGAGTTCGCCACGATACGCAATACCCGAGTTGCTCCATTTCATAGAGAAGCCGTCCGAAGTCAGCCCCTTTGTTGGAACTGAAGAGTCCAGGGACATTCTCCAGCACGAGCCACCGAGGTCGGCGTTGCTCAACAAGGTCGAGGAATGTGAACGCAAGGCTGCTTCGCTTGCCTGCGAATCCAGCTCGCTTGCCAGCGACGCTGAGGTCTTGGCAGGGGAACCCGCCTGACCAGATGTCTGCCTCTGGGATGTCATTAGCGTCCACCTCCGTGATGCTTCCCAGATTCGGAGCGTCTGGGAATCGCTCTGCCAGCACCGCGCAGGCGTATGAGTCAATCTCGCTGACGCTCACCGTCTCAATGCCAGCGCGCTCAAAGCCGAGGTCAAGGCCGCCGACTCCACTGAAGAACGAGGCGTGCCTCACTTGCCTTCCTTCTTTGCGCGATCCTTCTTTGCCCAGCCCTTGCCGGTGAACACAATCGCCGCTGGCGTGTAGACCATCCGCATCCATCGCCCGCACTTCTCGCAGCGCGGGTTGTAGACGTTCGTGATTGAGTGCGTGTGTTCCTCCCGATGCCCGCAGTCGCCGCAGCGGTACTCGTAAACTGGCATTAGCCAAGCACCACGAAGACGATCACCAGAAGCGTCGCTCCGAGGATGCCAATAGCAATGTCAAGCTGCTGATCGCTGCGCTTCTGCTCATCCAGCAGCGTCGTGCGGATTGCCACTCGCTTGTAGACCAGTGGCTGCGTCTTTCGGTTGAGCTTCATCGCATTGACCCCAGCGCCAAGAGCAGCACCATTGCTGCGATGAACGATGCGACCGCGAGTGAGTCCAGAATCATTGCCTTCACTTTGCTGCCTCCTTCAACTGCTCAAGGGTGACTTCGCCTGCAGAGATGCGAGCGATCTCGCTCCACGCGATTGGCGCGTGCTCTGCAACTGGCTTCTCGTTGCGCTTCGGACGAACGCCCAACTCAAAGATGAGCGATGGAAGTTCGGTCGAGGTAGGGTCGCCGACCACGAAGACGGCGTGTCCCTTGCGCTCGCTGCGGCTGACCCAGCCGTGTGTCTGGCTCATCAGCGCACCGCCTTGACGGTGAAGTCTGATGGGTAGAGAACGTCGCCCTTGCCGGCGAACTTGCGCTGCGTGCGCTTGTCCAGATACTGGACGCGAACAGCGACTGTGTGTGGCATCTGCGCCACCACGACAGCTTCGCCGTTTGCGGTGACGATTGCGGTTCCGACTGCGATGTTCATCGTTTCCTCCTCAGCAGGATCAGCCTTCTGGCTGGTTCCTCCCTGCTGTCACAATCCTAGAGCGTGACGTCACGGCTTGTCAAGACCCTATTTTGAGCACGATTTGGGGTGGTCCTCCCCTGGCTGGAGGAGGTCAGCCAGGGGAGATTAGCCGCCCGAAGGCGGCCTAGTCATCGTCCTCATCTACGAGCTGCAGGATCACCTCGATGCACGCTCGGCAGATGGCATACGCCAAGATCGCAGTATAGCCAGGGGTCAGGCTCACCGACTGTTCGGCAAACCTCCAAACCCTCGTCGTCTCGTTGCAGACTGAGCACGCGCCGTCAGGTGGGCGCTCAGGCGGGTCGTGGACGAACGGAGCCACTAGCGCAAGCGGATCAGGTACTCAGCCGAGACCTCTCCGTCGCCGTCAAAGAACATCAGCCATTGACCTGGCTCACCTGATGCGCCGACGACTTCCTGCGCGAAGCGGTTGCTGGACTCAAGGCTCGGCGAGCACCACGTGGTGATCTTGCCGTCAGCCAAGACGAGTCGCGCCGGCTGATGCCAGTGTCCGAACCAGAGGTAGTCAAACGGAGCAACCGACAGACGCCAGCCGCTCGCCTTCTTTGCAACGCCGTACCACGGCATCCCAAGTCCACCTCGGAACTGATCGCCGTGAACGATCATCCCGATCTTGCCGCCTGGCAGTTCAAGCGTGTCGTACCAATGCCGACCGCCGACGGTCAGGCTCTCCTTCCACGTCACGCGCTTCTCTGTCTGCACGAGCGACCGCGCAATGTTGTAGAGGATTGCGTCGCTGTTGGATTCTGGCGAGTGATCGCTGAATCGTCCCAGCCTGCCGTGGTTGCCGATTGCACCGTAGACCTCGACATTCGGGAAGAGTGCGGCCATCGCTCGCACGAACTGCGCGAGCATTTCCGCACCTCGGAAGATTTGGACGTACAGACCGCCCGCCTCCACCTCGTATGCCTGCCCTGGGAAGATGTTGCCGTCTGACTCCACGAGGTCGCCAGTGAGCAGAATCTTCACAGTGTCCACAGGGTGATCCTTGCGCTGAATCTCTACGACCCGCTTGACCTTCTCCGCGAGAAGCTGCAGCCGCTTTGCCGCAGTGTCAATGTCGTAGTCCACGCTCTTCTTGCCGAGTTGCCAGTCGCTCAACTGAACGACCGCCACCTCGCGCTTTCCTTTGCGCTTGTCCGGCTTAGGCGCTGGCACGGCTGGGATCTTCATCCCGACCGCCGCATCCTTCGCGGCGCGGTAGACCGCCTCCACGAGTTCTTCGGTCTGCTGATCCTTCTTGGCGAGTGCGCGAAGTGCGCGTCGGTGCGCCGACTTCAGTTCGTTCAGTTCGTCCTCGCGCTGGAACTCGATCAGATCTTCTGACATCTGCAGTCTCCTCTCCTATGTCGCTGGATGTTGTAGTCAGCCCACTTCTGACCCCGAAGTTCGCACCATTTCTGGATTGCCCTTGCGGTGATTCGTGCGGCCGCCAATGCCTCGTC